CAGCTGCGGATGATCTTCTGTCGTGGTGGAGGATGGGGGATACAGACGACGGATCGGGAGCTACAGTTACAGATGTTCAAGGGACAGGCAACGGCACCCTATCGGGTACCCCGGCCGTTTTTGTTGAAGAAGTTCCCGGTGGCCACTAGTAGATAAGATATAAGAAAATAATGTGCGCACATGTATAAACACATTGGGACTATAAATTCTTGTCTTTCCTCCCCTTTCGAGTCTTTTTAATGTTTTCAACACTAATTAACTTGATAATCTATCAGAGCCAGGAGTGAATTGATGTCGTCATTACTAGAGGAAGCGATTGTAGATGCTACAGCATTGAAAGATGCAGCATTAAAAAACGCTGAGAATACTGTATTAGAAAAGTATTCAACAGAGGTTAAGAGAGCTCTTGATACTCTATTAGAACAAGACGAACTCGGATTGGGTGGAGATTTAAGTTTCGGAGACGAGACCCCCGAAGCCGATATGGGTTTTGTGAAGGAAATCCCTTACGCTTTTCAATCTCCGGAACTAAATGAGGCTGCCGAAGAGGAACTTATTGAAATTGATTTTAGTAAACTCAAGGAAAGAATGGCTTTAGAAGAGGAAGAAGGCATTGAAGCATCCCCTGACGAGCTTCTGGAAGCAGAAGAGGTCGCGGAAGAGCTTGCCGAGGGCGAAGAACTCGACGAGGATCTCGTCACCCCCGAAATGGAAGCCGGCGACGCAGAGGAAGACGCCCAAAGTCTAGGCGTCGACTATACGGGCGCTGTGAGTCCAACGACTCCCTCGTCCGGCCGCAAAGAAGACGATCTAGACGAAAGTTTAGATCTTTCCGATGAATTAGTCGATGCTCTTATAGAAGAATTAACAGTTGATATCAAGAACGTGCCACAAGGGTGGTCCTCCGTGAACAGTTCCGTAACATTTCAGATGTCCGACGAGGCGGCCCTCATCGATGAGATTGAAGAGGCCCAGGATAAAGAGGAAGATGAGGAAACCGTGGAAGAGCAGGACGATCCTGCTGCCGATATCGAATTATATGAATCACGAATTCGAAAACTTTCGAATTCAGTAACAGGCTTAAAAAATCTGTTACGTGAGGCCAAAGTTCAGCTTGAAGAGTTGAATTTAGCCAACGCCAAACTTGTTTATCAGAACAAGGCATTAAACAGTAGCTCCCTGAATGAGCGACAAAGGTCAAAAATTGTTGAAGCTGTTCGCCATGCCAATTCTGTTGGGGAAGCAAAGGTCCTATTTGAAACAATTCAAAACGCAGTGAAAACTGTCGGCGATGGTCGCCGCAGTCCTGAAACACTTCGTGAAGCTGTTTCGAGACCGACTTCTTTGTTACTTAACTCGAAAAGAAATAGTGAGGCAACAAGAGATCCAAATATGGATCGATTACTGCGTTTAGCAGGAATTAAACAATAAACAACACAGGAGGTTATATAAATGTCTATTGTACAAAAATTAACCGAAGGTATTGTTAACCGAGACCTTTCGTCTGAAGGCGCCGCGCTTATTGCTAAGTGGGAGCAGACAGGCCTTTTAGAGGGACTTGGTGATGATTATCTTCGGAACGGAATGGCCCGATTGCTTGAGAACCAGGCAAAAGAGCTACTTCGTGAGTCTTCCACTATGGCTAGTGGAGACGTTGAGGGCTTTGCGGCTGTCGCATTCCCCCTCGTTCGCCGTGTATTCGGCTCTCTGATTGCTAATGATCTTGTTAGTGTTCAGCCTATGAGTTTACCCTCTGGTCTGATCTTCTTCCTAGACTTTACAATCGGTAACACAATTGGTGACGGTCTTACCGCACAGCAGCGACTTGGATATATTCCGACGTCTTCCGTTTACGGTGGCGGACGAGTAGGTGTCCAGATCACTGGCGGTGTTGATCTGTCGGGGTCGTTTGCGTCCCAAGGTCCTTACAACCTTAACAACGGTTATTCTTCGCCTACGGGCTCGGCTGCCGTCGCGTTAACCGCAGGGACCAAGGGTCGTTATGGAACCGATATTTTCGATCTTGATCGCGCTGCACAGTTCGATCCGGATCTTGCTTCTGGTTCTAATGGTGACATTCTTGCCACCTATATCATTCCGCGAGCAACACTGGCGTCCAATCAGTTTGATTTTGATGATCTCGTCTCTCTTAATCTGAATGGTCTTCAAAACGCTACGCCGACGATCGGAGTATCCGGAACGCACTTGCGTCGCCTGACTCACTTCTCTGGCTCTGACCGCAACAACGATATTGTTGTTGTCTTTAAGGCCACTGGAGCATTAGGTCTCGCTCAGTTGACTAGTTCAATCGAGCGCGCTGCGGCTACTCTCGGAGTTACCGGTGGTGGTACCTCTTGGAATGGTGGTAATTTAACTGCCAGTTATGTGGAAACGGATAACTTTGCTACGGGAGTCGGTAATCCGGGTTCTGTGGTTGGTACTGATAACTGGGGCTTAGAGAACCAGAAGAGCATTCCGGAAATCGATATCAAGATTGATTCGGTCGCTGTTACGGCGATGACCAAGAAGCTCAAGGCCAAGTGGACTCCAGAGTTGGGACAGGATCTAAATGCCTATCACAATCTGGATGCCGAGGTCGAGCTTACTCAGATTCTATCTGAACAGGTCGCTCTTGAAATTGATCGGGAGATTCTTTCGGATCTCGTGCATGGAGCAACTGCTGGCGTACGTTATTGGAGTCGTAATCCTGGCAACTTTATCAATCGGACTACGGGTGAAACCCTTATGCCGGTTGGCAATCCGCCGGATTTCACTGGTAACGTGAGTGAGTGGTATGAAACTCTTGTTGAGACGATCAACGATGTTTCTGCTCAGATCCACCGTAAGACGCTTCGCGGTGCTGCTAACTTCGTGGTCGTTGCACCAGAAGTTGCCAACATCTTGGAGTTTACGGCTGGTTTCCGCGCCAATGTGACCGCTGATAGTGATCGTGGAGACATTGGAACTGTCAAGGTTGGTTCTCTTTCGAAGAAGTTCGACTGCTTTGTCGATCCGTACTTCCCGCGTAATTTGATCCTTGTGGGTCGCCGCGGAGGTTCCTTCTTAGAGAGCGGGTATGTATATGCACCTTATGTGCCACTACAGACCACTCCGACAATCTTCGGCGTTGAAGATTTCGTGCCCCGCAAGGGAGTCATGACTCGCTACGCCAAGAAGATGGTGCGTCCTGATATGTATGGATTAGTTATCGTTCGCGATCTTGTCTAGACAATAAGGCCGTAAGGGTCAACTTTTAACGAAAGCCCTGGCTCGAAAGAGCTGGGGCTTTCTATTTAGTAATAGATTATAGAGGAAATTTTATGGCAATCCCCAAGTTAAATCCAGTATCGACAACGAATGTAAACATTTTACCAGTAACGGGCACAATTACTAGTGTAGCTGCCACTCTTCCGTTTGGTGTTTATGCTGGATCTGCAGATTTTTTGTCCGGCGCCACTGATCAAGTGGCATACACGTATAAAAAACTAGGGGGCGATGTATTAGATATCGAATTGGCGGCGGGGAATGTCTATACAGCATATGAAGAGGCCGTATTAGAATACTCTTATATAGTAAACGTACATCAAAGTAAAAATTCTTTATCCAATCTTTTGGGGGCCGCGACAGCGTCCTTTGATTCTGATGGGCAAATTAAATCAGGTGAGACTCTGTCGGGTTCTAACATTACTTTGATGTATCCGCGGTTTGATTATGGATATGTACGAAAAGTTTCAGAGGCCATTTCGACGGAGACCGGCATAGGAGGCACATTGCCTATTTATTCGGCCTCATTTGACAGTGTACCCAATCAACAAGATTATAATTTGCAAAACTTAATTTCTTCTTCGGCCGCCACCGATACAACGAGTCCTTTTTATGGCCAGGTTAGCAATAAACGCGTAACAATACGCAAAGTATTCTTTAAGTCGCCACGCGCGATGTGGAGATTTTATGGGTATTATGGTGGTTTTTCCGTGGTAGGGAATATGAGAACTTATGGCCAATTTGCTGACGATTCAACCTTTGAAATTGTTCCCACATGGCAGAACAAACTTCAAGCAATTGCTTATGAAGACGCATTGAATACGCGGATATCCCACTATTCGTATGAAATTAAGGACAATAATCTTAGACTTTTTCCCACCCCGGATATAACGAGTCCTGCAAAGTGGTGGGTGCAGTTCACAATTGATCATCAATATCAGCCTTGGGAGGACAGCTCGACCGCAACAGATGGCGTCACCGGTATTAATAATATGAATACGTTACCATTTCAGAATATTCCGTATGAAAATATTAATTCTATTGGTAAACAATGGATTCGTCGATTTGCATTAGCTTTAACAAAAGAGGTCCTTGGACAAATAAGGGGCAAGTTTAACACGATTCCCATTCCTGGCGAAAATGTTACTTTAAACTATAGCGATTTGTTATCTCAAGCCAAAGCAGAACAAGATGCTTTAAGAGAAGAATTGAAAAGTACCTTGGATGAGCTCACATACAGTAGTATGGCCACCGTTGATGCAACTTTTCAAGATTCTTCTTCGAAGGTACTATCTAATGTGCCTGCTGGCATCTTTGTGGGGTAATTTAAATGGCAGCCGATCCTAAAAATAAATGGGCACAACCAGCCGCTCCGCCCCCTCCAATGTTTTTTGGGGAGAAAGAACGAGATTTAGTTAAGCAAGTTAACGACGAGCTAGCAGAACGAGTCATCGGGCAAACTGTTGCGTATTATCCCGTGAGCATTGAAGATTCAAACTTTAATAAGATTTATGGGGAAGCAATTAACAAAATAACGTTGCCGCCCATACGTGTATATGCGTATGTAACAGTAGAAAATGTACAAACTCATGAACGTTATGGTTATGACTATCAAACAAAGTTGACAGTAAATTTTCATCGGCGCAGACTCACGGAAGATCAGGACTTGTATGTAAGAGTAGGAGATTTTGTTCAATATGGTGATGAATTTTATGAAATCGTACGTACATATAATGATACCCGGTACTATTTTGGGCAGGTAGATTATAAATTTCAAGTGTCCGCAGAGTGTGTGGCAGCTAGAAAGGGGACTTTCCGTGTCAAGGAGTAAGAGAACACAAAAACAAATTGAAGATAAAGCCCGAAAAGACCGCTTTGATTATGTCGGCGATAAGAAGGTTGCATCTCATCTTCAGGAGATTCAATTCGAAGCCTCTTCTTTGGAAACAATTGACGGAGCGATGTTAAAATTTTTGAAAGAGAAGGTAGACTTATTCACCACTACCAATGATGGCCTTAGAAGGGTGCCTGTGATTTGGGTTAGCGCCGAGCGCGCATATCAAATAAAATACGACCCGGAGCTGCGCGATAAGGGGGAAGCGACTCTAATTCTCCCTCTTATCTCGGTCCATCGCGCATCGGTTGTAAAAGATCCCGTCAAGCGAGGAAGTGTTTACGCTAATTTATATCCTGTTAACGACCCTAAAGGCGGAACTATTACAGTAGCCCGAAAACTTAA